TCTGAGAAGACCAGAGTACCGACAGCAACATTACGTACTTGGCATCAAGAACCTTGGTGGGTAGATATTCAACGACAAGTATACGTAGAACAAAACGAGAACCTGAGTTCTCGCATTAACATAGTCCTCGACCAAAGTCTTGTGGAAATTGCCGACAGACTTGAGAACGGGGACTATTACTTTAGTAAGGGATCAACTGAGCTTCGTAGGAAGCCTGTTGACACAAAGACATTAGCTTTGCTCTTTGATAACCTCACTACCAAGCGTCAGCTTGTTCGTGGTGAACCTACAAGCATTTCTGCTAAGATAGGTGTGGATGATAGGCTAACCCTCTTAGCTGAATCATTTGAGAAGTTTGCCAAGAGTAGACTAATTGAGGAAGGGGTTATCATTGACCAAGATTAAGGCTGTTGCTATTAAAGCTCCTGTAGGTAAGACTCATGCAGACATCCGTAAGAAGGATGGTAAGCATGGCTTTATAACTACTGATGATAAGTTTGTAGATAGAAAGCAGGGAGCTAAGATAGCTACTAAAGCTAAGCAAACTAAGAAGCCTACAAAGAACTTGCACTCTATTGATTTAAAGAAAGGTAAGTAATGCCTAGCTCCCCTGGATACAAAAGAGATTATGATGCAGAGTATAAAGCACACCATTCAAGCCCTAAAGCAAAGAAGGAAAGAGCAGCTCGTAACAAAGCAGCAGCCGAGAAGGGTGTTAAAGGAAAAGATGTAGATCATAAGAAGCCCCTCCGTTCTGGAGGTTCTACTGCTTCTAGTAATACAAGGGTACGTTCTGTATCTGCTAACCGTTCGGACAATGGGCACAAGCCTGGTGAAACTCAGAAGAGGAAGAAATGATGGGAAAGTTATTAGCACTATTTAATGTCTTCCGTAAGGGAGAGGCAGTAGCTAATCCTACTGCATGGAAGAATGGTCAAGTTACAGGTTCTATTGTAGCTGGTCTTCTAGGAGCTCTTGTTGCATTAGCAAAGGTCTTTGGCTATGACTTACCTTTATCGGATGATCAGTTGGTTACTATTGGTGGGGCTGTTGTTGCCGTTGCAGGGTTGTTTTTCAATCCCGCTGCCACGCTTGGATCTTCCACTACAGTTGGTTTGCCAGCCAGGAGCACGACTCCTGATAGATCCCCGCTTACAGGGGAATGAAGAAGTAAATAAGATTACAGGGTTATACTTGTATTATAATTGTCAGGAGATATAAATGTTTTCAACACTATTAGCAGTAATCAACTTTCTACCAGTGCTTATGCAATTGGTAGTTGCAGTTGAAGCAATGTTCCCAGCAGGGGGCCAAGGTGCAACCAAACTTAAACTAGTAGGTGATTTGCTACAAGCAGCTCATACAGATGCAGCAGTATTGATGCCTGTATTAGCTCCAGTTGTTTCTGGTATTGTTACAGCAATGAACTCAACTGGTTTATTAAAAGCAGTAGTGCCAGTAGCACTACCAGTAGTACCCTTAACAATCCCAACAACAGGAGTATAGAATGCCAGCATCTAAAACAAGTATGGACCGTGCAGCAGCCAAAGAAGCAGATAAGGTAGGAGGTACACGAGGCATGGCTGCTCGCTCTAAATCAGCCTCCACATCAAAAGAATCAGCTAATGATAAAGTAGGACCTAAGATGGATCGAGGTACTACAGCTAAACCAGCAGCTAAAGCTGCTGCATCTAAACCTGCAGCTAAGTCTAAAGGTAAGAGTGAGTTTGGTAGTGCTTTTGCAGCTGCTCGTAAAGGTGGTGCTAAAGAGTTTACTTTTAAAGGTAAGAAGTATAATACCAAAGAGAAGGGTGAGTAATAGACATTACGGCCACAATGGTTGAAGGGTTTGCTGGTTCCATGTTATCTAAACGATACGATGGAGCCACACCCACCCCTCAATGCCACCTTGAATGGTGGGATCTATGTTGTAGTAGTAAAAAACAAGTTGCAATAGCTGCTCCTCGTAGACATGGTAAGTCAACTGCAATAACACATGCATATGTACTTGCTGCTATATTATTTAGAAATAGAAAGTTCGTTGTCTTAGTATCGGACACTGAGACCCAAGCTTCTCTATTTCTAAATGATATTAAAGAAGAACTAAGTAACAATGAAGACCTCATCGAACTGTTCGGTATTAAGAAGCTTAAGAAGGATACAGAGACGGATGTCATTGTTGAATTTAACGATGGCTATACTGCTCGTATACTTGTGCGTGGAGCTGAGCAAAGAGTTAGGGGCCTTAAGTGGCCTCAAGCGTCTGTTACACTTCGTCCTGATTTAATAGTCTGTGACGACTTAGAAGGTGACGAACAAGTATTAAATAAGGATCGACGTGAGAAGTTCCGTAAGTGGTTCTTTGGTGCCTTACTCCCTTGTCTATCTAAGACAGGTATATGTAGAGTTGTTGGTACTGTTCTTCATTTGGATAGTCTACTAAACAGACTTCTCCCTGAAGACTCTAAGCCTTCTACAAGGCATGATCCTCTTAAAACGTACAGTATTGCTTCTANAGACCCGTGGAAGGCAGTTCGATACCGAGCGCACAACGAAGACTTTTCTGCGGTCCTATGGCCCTCTATGTGGTCCGAGGAGTCTTTAAAAGAAGTAAGACAAGAGTTTGTAGATCAAGGTATCCCTGAAGTATATTCACAGGAGTATCTAAACTATCCAATTGATGAAGCTACTTCATACTTCAAGAGGGATGACTTTAATGAGATACCTAAGTTTGAACTTGATGCTATCAAGTATAAAGAAAAGCAAATGGTTTACTATGCAGCGGTTGACTTCGCTATATCACAATCAGAAAGAAGTGACTATACTGTCATTGCTATTGCTGGGATGGATGATCGTGGTATTATGTACATTGTCGACATTCGCAAGGGCCGTTGGGATGCTCTTGAGATAGTTGATGAGATGTTCTCTGTACAGAAGAGGTATGATCCTCAACTGTTTATAACAGAGAAAGGTGCGATTGAAAAGGCCATTGGTGCTATCCTTCGTTCGGAGATGCGTATTAGAAACTCCTACTTGAGTCTCTATCCAATGACTCCTACTAAAGATAAGACAGCTCGTGCTAGATCCTTTCAAGCACGGCTACGTGGAGGTGGTGTTAAGTTTGACAAGACAGCGTCTTGGTATCCTGACTATGAGGATGAGTTAGTTCGCTTCCCTAAGAGTAGACATGATGACCAGGTGGATGCTTCTAGTTGGTTAGGTTTGGTAATAGATCAAGTGTTCTCTGCTGACTCTCTAGAAGAGATGGAAGAAGAAGAATATCGTAATATGGTTAAAGATAACTTAGAAGAGGGACGCTCAAGCGTTACGGGATACTAATGGAAGATTTAGAAGTCAAGATTAATATAGACAAATTAATGTCCTCTCCTAACATAGCAGAGTTGCTATCTGAAGAAGTGAACACTGATATAGGTAGTCGTGTTGTTAATGAGTTTGACTTAGATAAGAACTCTCGTGCTGAATGGGAAAAGAGAGTTGAAGATGCTATGAAGTTAGCTCTTCAAGTAGCTGAAGGTAAATCATTCCCTTGGCCTAATGCTTCTAACATTAAATTCCCTTTAATTACTATGGCTGCTTTGCAGTTTCATAGTCGTGCGTACCCTGCACTAGTTCCTAGTGAAGATATAGTTAGGCTTGACTTTGATCCTGAAGGGCATCCAGATCCTGAAGAAGCTGCTAGAGCAATGTCTCGTAATAGACGTGTAGAAAAGCATATGTCTTACCAGATGCTTATAGAAGATCAGAACTGGGAAGCAGAGATGGACAAGGTCCTAATTACTGTTCCTATTGTAGGATGTGCTTTTAAGAAGACCTATTGGGACTTTAATGAAGATCATCCTGTTAGTGAAAACGTTTTAGCTAAAGACTTTGTTGTTAGTTATTGGACTAAGAATCTTAAAGACTGTAATCGTCAGACACATGTGTTATACTTAAGTGGTAATGATGTTCTCTCTAGACAACGTAGAGGTATATGGTCAGACATTGACCTGTCAACTCGAAGTGCTGTACAGGTAGATGACTTAACGTTAGCCCAAGACAAGGCCCAAGGGGTTATGATTGCTAATGAAGATCCAGCTACACCATTTGAGTTCCTTGAACAACATCGTTGGGAAGACTTAGATGGAGATGGTTTTAAAGAGCCATACGTTGTAACAGTACATAGAGAGAGTCGTAAGGTAGTTCGTATTGTAGCTAACTACTTTGAGAAGTCTATTAAGCGTAATGCTAAGAAAGAAATCATGCGTATTAAACCAGAAAGCTACTTTACTAAGTATGCTTTCATTCCCTCTCCTGATGGAGGTTTCTATGACATTGGCTTTGGTATTCTATTAGGCCCTTTAAATCAATCAATCAATACAATTATTAACCAACTTGTAGATGCAGGTACTATGGCTAATACTGCTGGTGGTTTCTTAAGTAAAGGTATTAAGATTAGAGGGGGTAACTATAACTTCCAACCATTAGAATGGAAACACGTAGAGTCTACAGGTGAGGATTTAAACAAAGGGATTGTTCCATTACCTGTACGTGAACCTAGTCAAGTGTTATTTACATTATTAACTACTTTAGTTACTTATGGTGAACGTATCATTGGTGCTACAGATATAATGGTAGGTGAGAATGTAGGTCAGAACACTCCAGCTCAAACAGCACATACAATGGCTGAGCAAGGTAATAAAGTCTTTGCTGGGATCTTTAAACGTATCTATAGAGGTTTGAATGAAGAGCTATCTAAGCTCTATCGTCTTAATCAACTTTACTTACAAGAGGATACTAAGTTCCCTGGTGGTAAGGTTATGCCATTAGACTATGCAGAAGGAGGTGGGGACGTTCGTCCTAGTGCTGATCCTTATGTAGTATCAGACACACAACGCATACAACAAGCAGAAGCATTAAGACAGGCAGCTACAAGCATGCCTGGCTTTAATCAATATGAAGTAATGTTACGTTATCTTGAAGCACTTAAGATACCTAACATTGATCAAGTTTTGCCTAATCCGAAGGGTCCGAATGCGATACCACCGCCTCCGAACATTAAACTTCAGATTGAGCAATTGAAAGCAGAAGAACGTAAACTAGGTCTACAAGTTAAAATGAAACTTGGTATGCTTAAGCTTATGGAAGAAGCTGAGTTAAATAAAGGTAAGATACTTAAGTTAAAAGCAGAAGCAATGAAAGCAATTGAAGAAGCTGGTGGAGTTAAAGAAGGTCATAAGATTGCACTGCTAGAACTTCAAATGGGTGCAGCTAAACAGGAGCAGGATGGTCTGTTCCGTTCTATAGAGATAATGCAACAAGCTGCACAGATGGAATCAGATAAAATAGGAAAGGAAAGTAAAGATGACGGTAACTCAGGAGGACTTCCAGGAATGGCGGGTCAACCAGGTAACAAAGGCACTCCTCAAGGTCCTACACAAGGAGCGTGAGTATTTGAAAGAACGTCTATGTCAAAACAACATAGATAATGAAAATGAGATTAGAGGTAGATGTAGTGCCATATTAGCTTTACTTAATATGGAGTATGAAGACTTAATTGAGGGACTTAGAAATGAGTAATGCAAGTGGTATTAACCCAGTAGGACATCGTGTATTAGTTAAACCGTTAGACGTAGAAGAAGTATCAGCAGGTGGTATTATTGTATCACATGGTTCTATGACTGATAGAGAAAAGCTAGCACAGATCAAAGGTGTAGTTATTGCATTAGGCACAACAGCCTATAGTGATCAACCATCTGCTTGGTGTAAGGTCGGAGACTTAGTTACCTTTGGTAAATACTCTGGTCTAATCTACAAGGGTGACGAGACTAAAGATAGGCAAGAGTATCGTGTCATTAATGACCTTGATATTGTTTGCACACATGACGAGTAAAGGAATCTAGATATGACTGATGATGTAGAAGTAAATGGTAACACAGACGAGCCTCAAGTAAATGTAGAACTTGAAAAGGAAGCCCGTGTATTTGGATGGGTACCTAAAGAAGAGTTCAGAGGATCTGATGATCAGTGGGTAGATGCTGATGCATTTGTTAAACGTGGTAAAGAAATCAATCCCATTCTTCGTAAGAATAATGAGATGCTTCTTAAGAAGTTAGATGAGAAGACTAAAGAGATTGATGGTATCAAAGCCTCTGTTGAAGAGTTTAAAGCTTTCCAGAAGGAAGGATTTGAACGTAAACAAGCAGCTCTGTTATTAGAGATTGCTGAACTGAAGGTAGAGAAGAAGACTGCAATAGCACAAGGAGACGGGGATCGTGTCGTAGACATTGATGACCGTATTGATGCTATTAAAGAAGAACAACGTGAAGCAAAAGTAGAAGTCAAACAACCAGAGGTAGCTCCAACACCCCAACGTGATCCAGAAGTGGATGCTTGGTTAGGACGTAACCCTTGGTTTGATACTGACGATGAGATGACAGATGTTACAAATGGATTGGGTAAATCGCTTCGTAAGCAGTTCCCAACCCTGACAGGTAGGGAGTTCTTAGATAAGTTAGATGAACGTGTTGCTCAATACTTTCCTAAAGTAGCTGGCAACAAAGCCCGTGGTAGTGCAGTTGATTCTACAGGGAATGTACGGAGTGGAGCAACAGGTAAGAAGTCTTATGAAAACCTACCTGCAGATGCTAAAGATGCTTGCGACAAGTTTGTCAAACAAGGTCTATTTAAAACAAAACAAGACTACGTCGATATGTACGACTGGTCCTAGGAGATAAGAAATGCCAAGAGCTAGGACAATAGAAGAAAAGAAAGCAGCAGTTACTCAAGTACGTACAACAACAGAACGTAGCACGTCAACTCGTGTACGTAATAAGTTTAATGGTACTGAAGGTAAGCTGACAGTTGGACATCAAATTCCAGGCTATGTATTACATGGCTTTAATGATTCACCAGGTCGTATTGAACAGGCCCTAGAAGGTGGATGGGAGTTTGTACATCCAGATGAGGTTGGTGGTACTAAAGTGAATGTGGTATCACGAAACACCGACCTAGGAGATAAGGTAAGATGGCTTGTAGGTAGAACAGAAGACGGTCAAGACGGTCAATACGCTTACGTGATGAAGATCAAACAAGAGTGGTATGACGAAGACCAAAGTACTATGCAAGCTAAAGTCAATCTCATTGATGACGCTATCCAACACGGTAGAGGACACCAGGCTGATACAGAGGGTTTCTATGTACCTAAAGGTGGCATCAAGATGGGTCAATCTAATAAACATTAAGGAGTAGTATATGGCGAATATCAATCGTCCTTTCGGGCTTAGTCCCGTAACAAACTCTGATGGTACAACTTGGCAAGCGGGTACTACCCTCTTTGCAATTCCATCAGATGCTTCAAACACTTATGCCATTGGTGACGTTGTAATGGTAGCCGCTGGTTCTGACGCAATGGGCGTACAGAACTGCATCAAATGGACTGGCGTTGTTTCTGCAACTACATTACCAGTTGGTGTTATTGTTGGTCTCCGTGTAGTAGATCCAGGTGTGTCATTAGTAGGTAATTCTCTTTCATTAGAGAAGTCATATCTACCATTAAACGCTGGTGCTCACTATGCTTATGTTGTAACTGATCCTGGTACTATCTTTGCTATTCAGGGTGACTCTACAGCTTGGGCTGCTGCTAACGTAAGTGGTAACGTAAACGTAACTTCATTAGTTGGTACAACATCTGGTTCTGCTGGTACTATTACAGCTAACCAATCTGGTTTGGGTAATGGTGTTCCATATTCAAATACAGTTGCTATTGCTCCTGCTGCTACTAACTCACTACCATTTCAAGTAGTAGGTGTTCAACAACGTCCAGATATTGGTTTTGGTTCTTACTCTGTATTGTTAGTACGTTTCAACGTACATAACTTCTACGGTGCAGCAACTGGCCGTACTGGCGTTTAATAGATAATATAGGAGAATAATATGGCAGGTGTAATTAATACCGCAAGTCATCCCAAAGCCCTCTGGCCTGGTGTGAAACAATGGTGGGGTCAAGTTTATGACGAGCATAAAGTAGAGTATACTGACTTGTTCGATTCCGATACTTCACATCAAAACTATGAAGAAGATGTACAACTTACTGGCTTTGGTTTAGCTTCTATCAAACCAGAAGGTCAAGGCGTTACATACGATTCAGAGATCCAAGGCTTTACAACTCGATACACTCACGTTGCTTACGCTAGTGGATACATTGTAACTAAAGAAGAACTAGATGATAACTTGTACCAACAAGTTTCTAATCGTCGTGCTGCTTCATTAGCTATGGCGTTCCGTCAAACGAAAGAGAACGTTGGTGCTAACGTTTACAACCGTGCTTTCAATAGCACATACGTAGGTGGTGATAACGTAGCTTTAGCTTCTACTGCACATCCTAACACAACTGGTGGTACATGGGCTAACCGTCCTACAGTTGACGTTGACTTGTCAGAAGCAGCTTTAGAAGATGCTATCATTGCAATCATGGGTCTACAAAACGACCGTGGTCTATTGATCAATATCATGCCTCATACATTGATCATTGCACGTCAAGAGTTAATGAATGCTCAACGCATTCTTAAGTCTTCATACCAAACAGGTAATGGTAATAATGATATTAACGTAATCAAATCTGGTAACTATATCCCAGGTGGTTTCAAAGTTAATCATTATTTAACATCTCCACATGCTTGGTTTATCCGTAATACTATCCCTGGTAAAACAGGTATGAAGTACTACGAGCGTGTTGGTATTCAATTTGATCAAGACAATGACTTTGATACATTGAATGTTAAAGCAAAAGGCTATGAGCGTTACAGCTTTGGCTGGACAGACCCTCGCGCTATCTGGGGTGTAAACGGTCCTTAGTTGTAAATAGTTCTTGACATTGGTTAAGAACTAGTGTACTATATATTCAGGTGGGGTGACCCACCTGATATACTTACTTATATAAAGGATACTAATATGTGGGCAACTCCAGCAGTTACTGAAATGCGTTTTGGCTTTGAAGTAACAATGTACGTAATGAATAAGTAATATGTATAAGCGGTTAAGCCGACACTAGAGGATGTAGTAAGTAACGGGTTTTTCGGCTTTCATAGTTACATGTAACAACTACCAAATCTACGCTAATTCAAGGAATCAAAATGGGCTTCGAGCACGAGAAAGAAAAGGGCAAACGCCCCGATCCAGGTACTATACCAAAGCATACTTAATTAAAACTTAAGTCTAATGACGGCTTCATAGCCGTTGTATAACACAACGTCAAAGGACAACTATAATGGCAAATCCAACCCGCTATACAAGTGGTGTAGGCACATTCCCTATACAACACATTCAGAATACATTCCCAACAGTTCCAACACAATGGCAAGTCACTAAGAGTGACGACTTCATTCCATTCCGTCAATCAACAGACTACACAGCTACTACTAGTGGTACAGGTGCAACAGCAGCTGCATTCAACTGGAATGGTGGTGCTATGAAAGTTACATCTGGTTCTACTACTGCATTTAAGAGTATGGAATCATTAGGTGCTTCTAGCTTACAAGTAGTTCCTGGTAACCAAGGTTGGTTTGACATGCGTCTAGCAATGCCTCTTGGTACTCAAACAAACCCTTCAACTGACTCAGTAATGTATGCTGGTTGGTTCGACACTGTAGACCCTTCTGCTGCTACTAACGGTTTATACTTTACTAAACCAGCTTCTGGTTCTTTAGTAAGCTTTGTAGTACTTAAGAATGGTACTGCAACTACCTTTACAAACGTAGCTGACTTAGCTAAACCAGATGGTATTGTAGGAGATGCTTCTTCTACTCCAGCTACTTTAACAGCTAACGCTACAGGTACAACTCTTACATCTCTTACAGTAACAACTCCAGGTGCTGGATACCGTTGTTCTCCATTAGTAGTTGTTAATGGTACAGCAGGTTCTGGTGCTCAAGCATACGCTCAATTAGGTGGTGGTACTCAAGGCTCTACTGTTACAGGTAGTGGTCTAAATGCTGTATACGTTACAGCTGCAGGTTCTGGCTATACAGCTGGTACATTTACAGTAGACGTTATGCCTTGGCAGAACCTTCAGTTCTGGTATGATGGCAAAGGTACCTTGCGTGTAGGTGTCAATGGTAAAGTTACTTTATCTCTTGGCTTCCAAGGTGTAACCTTAGCTGCTCCAGGCAGCACATACTCTGCTCTTACAAGCAACAGCTTTAACTTCTCTGGTACATCTTTAACAACAGGTGTTGCTCCAGTACAACCATTAGTAGGTGACTTCTATGTTGCCGCTCCTCAAGTGCCTTTAGCTCTTGGTTTTGGTCTAGTTGGTACAACAGGTAACAACCGTGTTATGTATGTTGAAGAACTTAACACTGCAACTGAGTTGAACTAATCATGGCTGTCCTAACTAACTTAACAGTAGAAGAGGCAGCAGCTATTCCTGAACCTAAAACTGTACAGACCCTTGATGGGGTTTGTACTGTCTTTACAGAAGATACAGTTGATGTTACTCCTGCTACTTCAGGAGAATAATAGATGGCTAACTATAGCAACATTCAAATCATGGAAGACGGACCAGTTCATACTGTTCTTAAGTTATCAGGTAATGCAAACACTGCTGACTTTACATATGCAACTTTAGTTGATCCAGCTCTTCGTTCTTCAGTAGACCCTACGGGGTCTAATTGGAAACTAGCAGGTTGGTATCGAGTAGATAAAGTTACCTTTAATATTGAAGATGGTATTACTGTTAATCTTTACTGGGATGATACATCTCAAACAACAGTCATAGAGCAGCTTGCTGGTCGAGGTAAAGCAGAGTACCGTCCTGTAGGAGGGTTACAGAACCCTAAGAACACAGGATGGACGGGTAAGATCAGTTGGTCTACTTCTTCAGAAACAGGTACATGGACAGCGAGTGGTTATGCGTTTTCTATTATCATTGAACTAACCAAGGGCTTTACTCCTTAATACATTTAATAAAAGGAATTAATTATGGCAAAGAATACCTCACTAGATTTAGGTTATCTTAAACTAGTATTTAATGGAACAGGCATTACTAACATTGCAGACAACACTGTAACCTCTCCATTAACCAACTTGTATGTTTCATTACATACAGCGGACCCAACAGCAACTGGTACTCAGACATCTAATGAAGCTGCCTATACGAGCTATGCTCGTGTAGCTGTAGCTCGTACTACAGGTGGCTGGACAGTATCAGGTACTGCTCCTGGATCTGTGTCTCCAGTAGCAGCTGTAACATTCCCAGCTTGTACTGGTAGTACTTCAACAGTTACTTACTTTGGTGTAGGATCATTAGTGTCTGGTGCAGGTGTGTTATATTACTCAGGTACTGTAACTCCTAACATCTCTGTATCAACAGGTGTGACCCCTCAGCTAACAACAGCATCTACTATTACTGAAGCTTAATAATGGCCTTAGTCGTTAATGATAGGGTTCAACAGACAGGTACAGCTAACACTACTGTTAGCTTTACTTTAAGTGGTAGTGTATCTGGCTATCAGTCTTTTGCAATTATTGGCAATACTAATACAACCTACTACTCAGCTACAGATACGTCTGGTAACTGGGAAGTAGGTCTTGGTACGTATTCAACTACTGGTCCAACTCTAACTAGGACTACCATATTATCTTCAAGCAATGCAGGAGCTGCTGTTACGTTCTCAGGAACTGTAACAGTCTTTTGTACTTACCCTTCAGAGAAATCTGTTAAACAAGATGCTTCCAATAATGTAACCCTACCTGCAGGATTAACAGTAACTAATGATGCTTCTATTAATGGAATGACTGTTGGGTTCGGTGGTAATAACAATAGTTCTAATACTGTAGTTGGTGTATCTGTTTTAACTGCAAATACATCAGGTACTTATAATACAGGTGTTGGGTTTGTAACTTTAAGTAGTAACACTACAGGAAGTAATAATATAGGAATAGGTGGTGGAGCATTATATGGAAATACTACTGGGTCATTTAATACAGCTGTAGGATATGATGCTTTATCAACAAATAGTGTAAGTTCAAACTCAACAGCAGTTGGTTATGAAGCACTTAAAACATCAACTGTTGCTGGAGATGCTTTTGGTTACAATGCTTTAGCAGCTAATACTACTGGTACATTTAATGTTGCAGTGGGTACAAGTGCTCTAGCTGCAAATACTACAGGAACTTATAATATAGGAATAGGAGCTTCCGCTTTACTCCTTAATACTACAGGCTCATTTAATACAATTGTGGGTGATTATGCTTTCTCAGTAAACACTGGAGCATCAAACGCAACAGTAGTTGGTTTTGAAGCTCTTTATGTAAGTACAGTTACAGGTGACGCTTTTGGATACCAAGCTCTATCATCTAATTCAACAGGCATTGGTAACGTGGCATTTGGTTCACAAGGTTTACTCCTTAATACTACGGGGTCATATAATACTACTGTAGGCGTCCAAGCATTAAAATCTAATAGAACAGGTAGCAATAATACTGCAGTTGGCTTTCTATCTTTAGCAACAAGTAGTGTAGCAGCTAATGCAACAGCAGTTGGTTATGAAGCACTTTATCTAAGTACAGTTACAGGGGATGCTTTTGGATATAATGCTTTATACGCTAATACTACAGGTACAGGTAACGTTGCTGTAGGTACATCAGCACTAACAGCTAATAACGTTGGGAGTAATAACACCGCTGTGGGATACAGTGCGTTGTCTAAGAATACTACAGCATTCTACAATACGGCTGTAGGTGCTTCAGCTCTAGTTAATAGTACCGTAGGTGCAAATAATACTGCCTTAGGATATAACGCTTTATCAGGTAACACTACAGGAGGAACCAATACAGCTATAGGAGTTTCAGCCTTATCAAGTAATACTACTAATAGTAATAGCACTGCTATTGGAGCAACTGCACTTCAATTATCTACAGGAGCTAATAATACTGGACTTGGCTGGAGTGCAGGTAGTGCAGTTACTTCAGGCGCAAACAATGTTATCTTAGGGTCTTATACAGGTTCTGCTGCTCCTATCTCTGCTACAGGGTCTAACTACATTGTTCTATCTAATGGAGCAGGTACAGTAGGCGGTTACTTTGACGGTACTAACTGGACTTTAAATGGCTCATTAAGTTATCAAACTAATGCAGTGGGTTCAGTTAATGCTAAAGCAGGTGGATTAACTTCAGTTACAGCCGTTACAGGTTCATTAACACTTGCTACTGGTGGTGTAACAATAGCATCTCAAGTAATGGCATCAGGTTCAGTATGGCGAGTAACTGCTTATGGTACTTATGTTGCTGCTTCATCTGCTAATGCTCGTACATTGACAATGGCT